AATGTATTTACATAACTATTGAATACATAACTTGTAATAACAATGTAAATAGTTAGTGATACACAATGTATTTAGTAAGTGATTAAGTACCTGATAACAACTTGTAAAGTTGGTGTTTAGTCTGGTGGTATCCGCACAAAGATTGCGATAAAAATAAGCAGTAGCCAATAGTTATTTTCACTTGCTATCAAAACTGCTATCAAACTATTTAATTACATTAGTTTTGTGCGGAGATAGAACAATAAATACTTCTTTAAGAAACAAGTTGTGAATGTAATCGTGATAAATAAAAATCTTTTGGTACAAAAGACCCCCACAGTTAAGCGTGTTTTACGCAGGGAACCCCCAGGGCTCAGACGCGGTTGAGGGGTACAGAGTGAGGCAGTAGCCGTAATATTGGCCTATGGCTAAGGAATATGCGCTAAATGGCTTTGCAGGCCTAGTGCACCAGCGTAAGAACCCACACTCTGGCACAAAAGTCAGTGTCTATCACTCCGAGCAAGCTGGTATGGACTCCAGTGATGGAACCAAGTATTCGGCTGTATGTGAAGACCACGGCATGATTATGGGGGTCTCATCTATCTCCGCTGCTAAATCAGCTGCAATTGACTCCCCATCGTGGTGTGATGACTGTCGTGACGCAGAAACAGCTAAATTAAAAGGGCCAAGTAACCTCTCTGCAGAACAGTTTACCTCCCATACCTAATATTTTTTTATCCAGTAACGACTAGGCAGTAGCCTTACTATTAGCTTATGAGAAAGAAAGCGAAGTGGCCTGAGCCTAATCACTACAACCCAGAGGCCCCTAACTTTGAATACGACCATCACGGTGACTACTACCATAGCAAGATGGCGGCAGACCACCCTAATCATCACGAAGATGGTTACCTATCTTGCGCTGCGTGTTCGCACGAACGTGCATTCAACGAAATGAGCCAAGAGCACGGGAAGCGCAACTTGTCGCTATCTCAGTTTGCTGGCTTGTTTAAGAGGAAGTAAATGGCTGCTTCAGACAACTTATCCAAGGTTCAGCGTATTCAAGAGCTTCGTCGCTCTAACGCTGCTGGCGCCGTACCCTCTAAAAAGGTGTACAACCGTAAAAAAGTCAAAAAAGCTGGCGTGGAGTATCTAGCAAAAAAGTAGTAGGCTCCAGGGTATGAAACTTGGAAAATACACCTTACGCAAGCCCTGGGTTAAGTATGTTGACATTGAGTTCCCAGAGCGAGTTTACAAAGAGATACGTGCATCCATCGTTGATGACATGATTAGAGAAGCTAAAGACAATGCCAAATATGACATTGAGATACTTCGCCATTACCGAGAAAAGGATTAAAGGTTAGCCACTACGAATAGAGCTAAAGATACAGGTCCTAAAATAGCTAGAGCAGCTAACAAACCATAGATACGGTTTGATGGTTTGACCTCTTCATGGGTATGGTGACGGTCATGTCTAGAGAAACCATCGTTGATGAAGTATGGTCCGCCTTGTTGTGAAAAATGATTTCTTCCCATAAACTCAGTATACTTACTTAGAAAAGGAATAAAAGGTGCAAGTAGTAAAGATATGGAAAAACTGTGTACTTTGCGACGCAACGTACCGTGAAGACCAAGCCGCAGAACACGTAAAAATATGGCACACAAAGGAGAACAAGAATGACCAAAGATGAAGCAGTAGCCCTAATGTTAGAAAGCATTAATGCAGATAACAGAGAAATGGGAAAAAACGCTGGAATCAGCGATGCAGATATGGAAACACAGATTGCAAATAGCCAAGCAAGTCTTACCTTTATGATGTCAAATATCTATGACAAGTTAAAGACGAATGGAGCAATTGCCTAATGGAATCAACTAAGAGAACGCTATTAAAGACAGCAAGCTGGGAAATCTTTCACCTTGTTGGAGTCGCTGGAGTAATTTACCTATTTACTGGCGAGTGGGAGTACGCAAGCCTCGGTGCCCTTATCTATATTGGTTGGGAAGCGCTTGGCTACTTCTTGCACGAAAGAGTCTGGGCAAAGTTCGGCAACAAGGTAAAGTGACAAAGTAGAACAATGAAACTCAAGTTTGGATGGGGCAAGTGGGATAGTTGGGGCTTTGGTCTCTTTTACTGTCATTATGATAAGAGTATCTGCCTTGAATTACTTCACTGGTATTTCTACGTTGAAGTTTGGACTAAGAAGGACTTCAAGTAATGTGGTCATGGGTATTGGCGGTAATCGGAGTAGCAGGTATTTACTTCGTAGGCCGCAAGACAATCTGGGGTTGGTTAATCCTTTGCGCCAATGAGGTGCTTTGGATTACCTACGCATTGATAACAAAGCAATATGGCTTTATCTTTTCCGCCATTGCCTATGCCGCAGTTTATGTAAAGTCATTTATCCACTGGAGAAGGGATGAGGAATAAATGGATGACAAGTACAAGAAAGCGTACGACAAGCAAACAGAGCATTTAAGAAACGAGCAGTTCAAGAAGTATAAAGACCAAGAAGAGTGGCACCACAACCAAGTCAACAAGCTAAAGAAGCCAAAGCCAGACCCTGCTACCGTTGAAGCAGCACTTCGTCTGGAGGAAGAGCTGTGGGCCTCGTAGAGTTTGATTACCACGCAGCGATGACAGAGGGTCATACCTTCAATGAATTAGTTGCGCAGCGCCTTCGTTCAGAAGGTATTGGTTGTACCGTCCCTGAGCTAGAACTTGTCACCTCGGACGCTGATATCAGGCGCCTAACAAAAGAAGAGAAAGACATCATCCTAGATAACGGTTTAGTCCTAGAGGTTAAGTCCCGTAACTTAGGCTTCTCAGAGGACCCATCTGTATTCTGGCAATCTAACCTTTATGTAGATACCTACTCAGGCTATGAAGCTAAAGAGGTCAAGCCGTACGCATATGTGATGGTCAGTCAGAAGTCAGGCAATATGTTGGTGGTTCACTCCAACACCAAGGAACATTGGTTCAAGCACACCACGCAAGACCCGTATCGCAAGATTACTGAGACCTTCTATAAGGTTGATAAGAAGCACCTGACTACTTGGGCTTCCTTAGTGGATGAGTTAAAAAGCGGTCGCTGAGAAAAAAGCGTCCTCGGCGTTTAAGCCTCGTTAGGAAAGTCTTCTTCTAACTCGTCTTTGTATCCGTGCGTTCTTTCAGCGTGGCAGTTTGCGCACACGAGCTCGCACTTGTCTATCTCAGCCTGAAGGTTCTCAATGGAGAACCCAGAGCGTGCCATATCAGCCACGTTGCCTCGTTTGCCATCAACGATGTGGTCAAACTGCATTACGTAAGGTGGATACGAGACACCACAATCGGCGCAAGGGTTCGTGCCCTTAACGCCATCAATGTACGCCTTATTACGTCGTCTTATGAGGCGATTATTCTCCGCCGTTTTTTCTTTGATGGCAGGAGCATTTTTAAAGTAATGTCTGCGAGAGGCTTCTCTTTGCTGGACTTTATCCTTAAATGGCATAGGAGACACCATACACTATGACTATGAAATGCGTAAAGTGTGAGCACGAGATGGATATGGGTGTCTGCAAAGTAGACACTTGCAAGTGCATCTGTGCCTGGAAGGTAGACCAATGACCGTTAAAGTTTATGGTCCTTACGAAGACAAGTCCAAGGGTGGTCGCAAGAAGATGACTATCTACAACACAGTGACCAAGAAGTTTAAATCTACTAACGCAGCTCGTTATGAAAAAGAAAAAGAATTAGGCAAGAAGCTTCCTAAGAGCAAGCACGTTGACCACAAAGACAACAACAAGCACAACGAGGGTAAGAAGAACCTCCAGGTAATGGATGCTTCTAAGAACATTGCAAAAGGTAACCAAAACAGAAAGAAGAAAAAATAATGGCTGATACTCCATATCACGAAGACTCACGATACCTTGCACGAGAAAACGAGTATATGTCGGCGCACCCTATAGACAACCCAAAGGTTGGTAAAGGGATGGGTCCTTTCCACCCATCAGCCATCCACGAGCATTTAGCTAACAACTACGGAGGAGCACGTACCGCTAATCACGTACGTGGAGACATCCGCGCTGGATTTGACATTATGAAGAAAAGTGGACGTAACGGCGGAATGTTAAGCGCAGAAGACTTAGGACACGCATCTCGTGCTCACTTGTACGCAGATGCCCAAGCAAAGTTAAAGGGAAAGTAAAAATGGCAGCATTAGGAACAGCTCAAGCAATGATTGACATTGCTCGCAAAGAAGTAGGAACTATTGAAGGTCCAAAGGACAACCAAACAAAGTATGGAGCTTTCACAAAGGCTAACTTCCTTCCATGGTGCGGAAGTTTCTGTATGTGGGTAGCTCACG